TGTTTTTCTTGTTTCCAACCTAAATCTAAAAAATTATCAAGTTGAGTTTCGTTAATAGTAACCTCATGCCCATCTTTATATAATTTAATATCTTTAGCCATAAATCCTTTTATTACTTTTCTTCTTCTTCGTCAATATCATCTTCATCTAATTCTTCATCTTCTATTTCAGTTTCATCAAAATCTTCTTCATCTTCATCCAATGATTTTTCTTCTCTTAATTCTTCTAATAAATCTTTTACTTCTTCGCAAAGCATAGACACTTTGTCGTTTAGGTTTTCAATTTTATCTACTTTTTTTGTTATTTTATCTATAATTTTATCTGCCATCTATTTCTCCTATGGTGTTCCTGATTGATACTGATACATACATCTAATGGTCATTCTTATACCACCAACAGGAAATAAAGTACCCTCATCAGTTTCTACTTGAACAATCTCTGTATCAAGTGCGTTGCTACCTCTGGTAATATCAGTTTCTAAAGCTGTTTCAATAGCTGTAATTAAAGCATTTCTTAATGTATCTATATTTG